GCCATTGCTCGAAGATCTTCGGCAATTTGCTTGATTTTCATATACATGTTTTCGGTGTTTGGATTTCTCCAGTTCTTAAGAATGTTGATGTAGTCCAAAACTATTACCTTAAACTTTTCGCCTTTCATTTCTTCCATTTTCTTTAGATACTTTTCAATATCGGGAACGCCGGCAGAAGATGTCGGGAATTCTTTTACCCAAAGTTTTCCTGGAATTTTAAGACTGTCATAGCCAACAGAGGTAAGCTTCTTTTTCATACTGTCCTTATCGGTTGCAGATTTTGCGTAATCTCGCATGGAAACTCCAAGAAGATTTGCGCCTAAACGTTTAACCAATTTGCGGTCCCGCATTTCCAACGAAATTACCATTGTATTAAAACCTTGACGAACTGCATTCGCTGCAATATTTGCAAGCCATATTGACTTACCAATTTTCATTTCACCGATAAAACAGAAAAGAGCCTTTGAATACCAACCACCGCCAAGAACCAAATCCAGGTAGTTATACCCAGTAGTAAAGGTATCGGTGGTTGGCTGTATGTGAGAATCCGGATTAAAGAAGTCAAGACCTTCATCAAATCCAAATTCAACACTGTTACGTTCGTTAACTATGCCTTTTACTTTTGAAACTACATCCTTAATGTTTTCCGCACTTACCTTTGTAGTTTTTAAGAAGTTAATGACATCAAAAATAGAAGTATCAAGGGTTTTGTATTCAATCCAAGATTCAACCGTTTCTTTCAACCAATCATCATCGTATTCTGAAAGATTAACCTCATACAATGGAACCAAGTTATTTTCCGATACGTCCTCCTGTAAACCCTGCATTTTTGCAAGTTCTACAATCTGACTTTTGGAAGGAGCCTCGCCATATTTTTGTGAAAACTCTTTGGCAAGTTCATAAACTTTTTTGATTAACACCGATTCAAAGAACCGGGAATCTACCATGTTTTGTGCTTCCCTATTCTTTTGGAGATAATGAAAGAAGATTTTTTCTAAATGTACTGATGTCATATAATTCTTATATTCAAATAATGTTTTTGGTTTCAGACCAAGGGTGCTTAATTAACTTATAGTGTTCGCCATCTCTAGATAGCCAGCCTTCTTTTGAAAGTTTAACCAGGCTGTCTTCCAAATCCAATCCAGCTTCGCGTGTTACCACTTCCTTCATTACGGATCTGCCAACAAAGCTTTCCTCCAGTGTGCCTCTTTCTTCAAGAACGGTTACGAGTTCATACAAAATGTCAATGGTCGACGGATAGCCATCGACCATTTTGTAAACTTCCAGCGCGTATTTCGCTGGAAGTTTGTTTCTATTAATCTTCAGATTCATCACCAATCATTTCGGTTATTTCATCGTTTTCAATTTCGCCAAGGGAAGCAACATTCGGAAGCTTAAACATACTTTGAATGTATTTCTCATCAAGTTCTCTTAGCATTTCCGTAGTAAATACCTTGGATGTAAAGAGTTCCTGCGGCTTAATCATTTCGCCAAGATGTCGAACCGCAATTGTACGAGCCGTTTCCTTTGCTTCAAAATACAGCTTTTCAATTTCACCGGTTGACTCATTAACTCGAGTAAATTCCGTAGCCTTTATTTTTGCAAATAACGGATTGTCCTCTTTGTAAAACTTTAAGAAGTCTTTCTCACTTAGTAATTTACCGCGCTGTACGCCACATGTTTCCCATGTAAGAAATTGTTCCAATCCAACATACGGATTCATACCTTTGTAGAAACTAATGTGGAACTTAATAGGAAGTGGACGAGCAAAACGATTTTTAGCCGGTTTGGATGTTACAATAATACCGGTTTTGTTTGCGCCGTCTTCTTTTAGGCCTGCCTTGGAAAGCTGTAGGATAACTGATGCGTTATAGATTGCACCGCCACCACCGGATATTGTTTGGCCAGGTACATATGAACCAATGGTTGCATAGGTATGGTTAGTGAATACAAATGGAATTTTAAGTTCTGCCAAATCCGCGGTAATAACACGGAACAAGGAACGCAATTCCTGTTGCTTGGTCATATCGCGTTTATCAGATCCACTGATAGCGTCAGCGCGTTCTTTGGTAGTTGCCAGGTTACCTAATGAATCCAACACCAACATAATTTTTGGAAGAGCCTTTCCGCCGTCCTTTGCCTTTTTCAATTGATCACAGAGGTGAGCAACAAATTGACGTACTTCCAATGGAGTACTTACCGGTTGGTAACGAAACTTGTTAGGATCAACACCAAAGTTTTGAATTACATCCTGGTCTACTGCTGCTTCAGAATCACAATAAATGATATTGTAACCCATGTTCTGCGCCTCACGGCAGATATTAAGAGCCAAGAAAGTTTTTCCAGTACCGGATTCGCCAGCCAAACATATAGATCTGCTATTTGGTATTCCGCCAAACATAGATCCACTTAACTGTGCATTTAAGAGGTAATTCCCAGTGCTAATCCATTCATCAATTTTTGAATAGGAGTTGTTTGAAATTACCGAACCTTTAGGACTAATCTTGGTTAGTTGTTCATCAAGGTCATTAAAAGAGAATTCTTTTGCCATATACTTTACTTATTTTAGAATAGTTGAGTTCTTACAATAATCTCAGGAGAGATTGGTGGAAGACCGATTGCTGAAATGAAACGATTTAGCGGTTCAATTAAGCCTTTTGAAAATTGTGTATCATAATCTACAGGAGGAGCAAGTTCTACCGGGAAATTACCTGGAAGAAACGCAAATACGTTTTCCTCACCGCGTTCCGCTTTTGCATAGTAATACCGAACCTTATCGCCACTTTTGATTAGCTGATACTTGTTTTTCCATTTGGAATTATTCAGCATAAAATTGTGATAACCTGCTGCTCTTACGTGAATAGGACAATGGGAATTGATTTCAAACTTTTTACGGTCGTCAGCAATACCTTTTTCATAATCGCTGATGGAAGATGAAAATGCAACGTTTTCAATGTTTTCCACTGTAAATGCTTGCTTTTCTTTTTTCAGAATTTCAGCAAATTCACGAAGATTCAATTTGTTCTTTTCTCGGAAAATGTATTCCAATAAGGTTTTCATTCGAGCCCGTACAAAAGATGGGGTAGAACCCTGGGCAATTTCAACGCCTTTAGCCTTAATTTTCTTTTGTGGTTCATAGAAAACTCCAGGATCTTTCCATCGCAAATCCAATACATATTTTTTCTTACGAAGGAAAATAGCAGAATATGAGATGGTTTCCATTTCCAAGTCCTGGATATTTTGTGTACCCCAAGAATCGCCGTACTTATCAAAAGCCTTTTTCAAATAGTCTTTCAAACGATGGTTGTAAACTCCAAGTACAAATTCAGTGGGATCCTCGCCAGACCAATCAGAACCAAATAGTGGTTCCTGGAAAGTTACATACGCAGAGTCGGTATCGCCATAGATAGTAACATCATTTTTTACCTTTTCGACTTTAGTGATACCGAGCTTTGTATGTAGCTCGGTATCACGGTGCCAAAATTCGTAAAAGTAACGGTTAACTGTTTTTGAAACAAATTTGATGATGTCCTGGCCTTGTAAAGTTATCGCCTCCGCCACTCGTACATTGTAACCTACAAAGTAAGGAGAGGCTGTAGCTCCATAAATGGAGTTAATGAAGATTTTGATTGCCTGTTCCTCGTTCCCCTTTTCATTCATCAAATGATTAAGCCTATTGATTTCGGCTATAATCTCATCACGAGATGCTGTAGTTGGATCTATTGAACAGTGTTTTAACCCTGTCAATTCCATCTTATTCAGCTTTTCCTATGATTGTTTTTGTTTCAGTTTCAATTGATGAGAATACAATACGGTCTCCAGAAAGATACGCTACTGCATCCTCACGATCCAAGAATCCAAATTGATTTTTGTAAATTGAAATGGTAACATCCTCGTTAGTTCCGTCCAACGCCAATAATGACATATCATAACTACGGCCTGTTACATTTACATTTCCATCTTTTACATTCATCGTTAACAACTTATGGTCGCTATCAATTGTAGAAATTGAGGAAATGCGTTTTTGATGTTCCTTAGTAAGAACAAAATTTACTTGTGAAGCCTCAGTATTACTGATACGATCCATCATTTCATCAGTGATATGAGTGAACAAACGTAAACTTGCACATTGGAAGTTGATTTTCAAGCTTGAACTTGACAAAGTAACCTCAGTACCAATCATACCGTCAGCGGTATTTTCATAGCTAATACTGAATTTAACTTCTGAATCTGTGAAGTGCTTAAACGCTTCAGTCAATTTATCCACGCTAAAGATACCGAAAAGAATGTTTTGACCTGTAGTCATTACTCCTTCCATATCAAAAATTAGACTCATGTCAATTTTTGAGGATTTTACAACGCTACGTTCGGGCGTGTGTGTTTTGGCTTTCAAATAGCCGTTTTCAATTTCCAACAAAAGAGTACTTTCAATTGAGGAAAAACGCTTCAAGAAGTTAGTAAACTCCGAAGCTGACTTTACTGATAA